ATATAACCAGAAGCAGGACAAGTTATATAGTTAACACTGGCCCTTGAGAACTTTATATGACCTTCTTGATTTTGACTTGTTATAGTTAAAGTAGGTACAGACAACGCTCCGGTCATTATACCACCGGCTTTTTTCAAATATATAGGATCAAGAGTAACAGCATAATTATTGGTATCTAATAATGTATACCAGGCTCCCCATGAAGTAGCATTATAGTTTCTGTTTCTATGTCTGACACTACCGGTAGAACTTCCATCAAACCACAATTGAGGTTTCCAATGCCCCGAAATACCATTTATTTCAAGTACATTTCCATAAGTAGAAGGAGTGTTGGCAATAGTATAACTATCGTATGCCTTTACTTTCAACGTGTCTACTGCTAAATTTGCAGGATCAAAGTTTTTGGTAACAGTTAAGGCATTAGCACTATTAGCCGTAGTAGCAGAAGTCGCAGTAGCAGCATTACCAGTAATATTAATACCCCAACTACCGGATGCACCGCCACCGGTTTTCGTAGGAGCATAATTAGCAAAATTACCATCGTCAAGAACAATACGACGGGTACCCCATGCAGTAGCCCCGAACGCCTGATAGTGAATAGCCATTTCACCGTTACTTTTATTAAAAGTAATAAGATTACTACCACCACCAGAATTATCTACATAACTATTTAGATATAATGCATCATAATAAGTACCTGTGCCTATGCCTGATTGGGTACCATTTAAAAAATACAATTTAAGTAGACCATTTCCTGTTGCATTAGGCTTTACACCGCGTTCTGTTGTAGAAGAATTGATATAATTAGGCGTTCCTTTGGTAAAAGTAACAGTAGTTCCGCTTTTACTAACTGATTTTAAAAATTCCCCTGTACCGGCAGTCACAAAGTTTAAGGCACTTCCTCCCTCTAATGAAGCTATTCGAGCAGCAAGTCTATTAGTTGTATCTGCATTGAAAGTGTTGGTGTAATCAGTACTACTATATGATTTTCCAAGATCATCATACCCATACACATTTTGGATTAGTCCACCGCCTGAGCCGCCTGAGCCTGAAGCATATCCCTTGGCAGACATACCACCAGTTGATACAAGATTAGCAGCTGTACCATCTTCTCTTGATATTACCAACCCATTATAATTTTCGTTCACAGAGATTCGATATTTCTTTCCATTGTTGGCACTGATGATCAAACTTCCATTAAAATATGAGTCGCCGTTTACATGCAATCTATATGAGGGCGTAGTAGCACCAAGACCGATACCGACCTTACCCTCCTGGGTTATATTAATTGCTCCATTAATTCCAAATCCTACATACGCTTTTTCGCCAGATATTTGGAAATGCGCTGTTACATTACCTTTAGTAAGGCTATAATACGGATTAGTATTATCATAATTGATACGAAAAAATGGAGATATTATACTACCATTCATGTATATACTTCCTGCTATAGCTAATCTATAACTTGAATCGTCATTTTCTACATCGCCTAAATTTATTCTTCTAAAATGTCCAACTCCTGTAGTTTTCAAAGACCAAAATGCAGTACCAGTGCTTGCACACATATTGCTTGTTTGTACAAACCCTGTATTGTCACTATTACCTAAGAATAAATTAGAACCAGAAGTATTACTAACTCTCGTAACCCCAGACGCTTCTCCAGATACATCAGTAGTACCATCGAATAACTGTCCGAATATTCTCCTACTGTTAGCTAATTTAGTAGCAGAAGCGACATTATCAGTAAGCAACGCAGAAACAGAAGGAGTTATAGTTACTGATCTTGTAACTCCTTCCGTTGGTTTTGCAGCGTTTGTAATACTTTCTACTACATTAACTCCATAATAATTACCATTACCGTTTGTATATCTGGCAATTATACTGAAAGATTGATAAAGCCCCGTCTGTTTAAACCAGAGATATACTTGCCCGTCGTAATTAAAAACGTCTATGCTGCCAAAATTATATCCATTGTGAACGGCAGAGGGATTAACTATCTTATTTTCCGGTGGGTAATTGTAGAACTGAATAGTTGTATCAATAGGTACATTTTTTGAATTATACGAATTGCCAATAATATGTACAGTTATCATACATGCTTCTGTGGCACGGGCAGTTAATCTAACAAGACAACCATTGGTATTACTATAAGCATTATGATATACATATCTGCCTCTATCGTATCCACCTAAATACTGGCTATTCAAATTATTAACCATTGTGGAAGAACTAACAACAAGAGGTGCAGTTCCATTAGCAATATTAGATACTAACCTTGTCCCAGTGATTGTTGATATGGAAAGAACTGCTTTATCAGCGTACCACTGAAAGCCGTCATAGAACCAACGTGCATCACCGCCTTTGTTATACAATCCGCCTCCGACTGAATCATTCTGAAACCACCCCTTTTTGGTGACAATATAATTCTCAGCATTAACGTTTGCACCAGCATTAATTGCACCAGCTGCGTTAATACTACTCCCCGCAGTAATAACACCACTAAAATTACCAAGAACAGAATATACGTTAGACCATCTGTGGGCATTAGTTCCATTGGTTACAACACCCGTACCTCCGGAATATATTCCGTTGTTTGTAATGATGAAATCTGCATTATTAGGATCAGTAACCTTATTATTCATTACAAAAGCTAATAAAGCATTTGCAGGAGTTGTTATATAATTATAGCTATCTCTACTGAAAGCAATATGTTTCACTCCCTCAGTGCTACTTATAACAAGATTGGGAACAGTCAGAGCACCGGTCATGATATCACCTACTTTACGTACATAAGTAGAAGATGCAGAAACAGTTGTCAGATAAGAGTTGCTATCTATACTTCCATCGGCCTTTAAGAACTGAGCAGAGGTACCACCGGTTTTCCTTATAGAAGAAGCTTCAAAAGTAATATTACTCTTAACAAGAGTATCATTAAAGGTAATCCACGGATTTGTATAATTCTGTCCGATATATAAATAATTTAATGCTTGGTCGCTGCCATAAGCGCCAAAGGTCCCATAGTTTGTCGCGCCATCAGCTTTTCTAAAGATTAATCCTCTCGTCCAGCCTCCTACATAATTACCATTGTGGATGGTTATTATATCTCTACCATTGATAACAGTCCTAAGATTGCCATTACTGCTGAAAAAAGTCTTATCTCCTGTTATCTCTTGAGCAGTATTAAGCGTAACATAATTAGCCAAAGATTGATGTTGAGTAAGGTATCCCTTTCCTTCTACCCAGTCATGAGTAGCATACTTGTTAGTGGTAAGATAAACCTTCAAAGCTGTTTCATCAAGTCGCTGTGCAGCTTTCCACTTACCGGCCAAAGCATCATATGCCAGAACATATCCATCTGCTACCCCTTCAACTCCCGTACCAGATGCATTAGGAATAACATCTAACAACTGGTATAACGCAGAAGCACCTCCTCCGCTACCCCCGGAACCAGAAGCATAGCCTTTTGCCGAAAGATAAGAGTTGCTATAGAAGCCGACCTCTTCACCTTTATATGCAGCAGGGCGGATACCCTTATTTCCTTCATCGCGTACAAACCAGGCTGAAATAGCTGCGTCAAACTTACTCTGAAAATCATTAGAGTTTAGTTTACTATTTAAAGCGTCTTGCAGACCTGTGATCTTACTGATTGCCAAAGACGGAATATCATATGCAATCAAAGATGTGCCGGAAGTAACACGGCCATACTTATCAACTGTTAGCTTTGTATATGTTCCGACAGAAACACCGGTCTCACCTAAAGAGAGTGTGATGTCTTTAGACAATGGTCCACCACCGGTAAGGCCCGTACCGGCCTTGACGGAGGTTGTGATATCTACTTTTCCCCGAAGGAGTTCAACCATGTTGGCAGAATCGGGGAAGTTCTCGAATACCTTCTGAAACTCTTTCCAATTATCGATGGTATCCGATATGCTTTCTCCGGACAAGAAACTGTTTAGCTTATCCGAAACGGTATTCAGATCTGTCTGTTTTGCATAACCGGCTAAAGTATGATTGCCCCAACCGTAAGCAGCATTCCAGTTTGCTTTATCGGATACAGTAGCTGCGAGATAGCCTTTGTCCGTAACCCACTTTTCTGTGGCATACCCGGCCAAGGAGGGAATATCCGATTTCTTGGCATAGTTGTTTGTAGACAGATAGGAAGCAAGTTGGTTTTCATTCAATCCGGCTTCTCCTGCTTTCCATTTATCGGCTAAGGCATCGTATTTCAGAATAGAGCCATCTACGGCCCCTTCGACTCCTGTACCTGTAGAATTTGCAATGACATCCACCAATTGATAAAGAGCTGATGCACCGCCAACCCCTCCCCCGGAACCAGGTGAATAGCCTTTTGCAGATACACTACCGGAAGCTGCTATACCAGCAGCACTACCATCAGATTTTGAAATTCTAAGAATGTTGTACTCAGGGTCCCATTCTATAAGTCCGTCGCCAATACGTATCCCCTCTTTTGCTTCGATCAACTTCTCTGAGGATAAGCCTTTAAGAAAAGATATCTGATTTCTGGCAGTATCTTTATGAAAAGAATGAGCTTCGTCAGCTATTCCAGATTTGATTTTCTTTCCGGAAACAAGCAAGTATTCTTCGCCATATGAAAGTAATTCCAGAAGATTAAAATTATTGTGTTGGTGACCAATACCACCACCCCCAACATAGTTCTTAGCGATGCGTTCGGCGATAAAGTCACTTAAGGATCCTGAAGTGGCGGTATACCACTTTTCGGAATAAGGATCCTGCACGGGAAAAAGTGCCCCCTCGGTGAGTGGAAGGCGGGGAAATTCAACAAGCCGAGGGGGCACTGTAAAAGACCCGACACCGGGAACGGTGATATTTAAATCTCCGGCAGGTTCGGTTCGCGGAATGTTAAGAAAGGGCCGGGCATCGGCATACTTGTAAGTGAAAGTATAATTGCTGGGGAGTTCACGATCTGTATAGGTGACGTTGCTCTCTGTTACAACAATCGGACGAAGATAAGATCCGGTATAGATGTACTTTGACAAAGAGGGGAAAAAGTCAAGTAGCCAACGACGTTCCTGGACATTAAGATAACCGGTATTTTTTTGAAATTTGCGTTCGGTGTCAACACGATATTCCAAAGAGTTGTCTTCTATCTCGGCTATGTTATGGGTATGTTCGCCAGTGAAATCACATGAACCATATGCACGGAAAGTATCGATACCTCCCAGAGAATTCTCGAATAGGATCCATTGTTCTTGCTCGGATAACATATCGGAGGCATAATATCTTTGTATATAGGTGAGACGAACACCTTCCGTATTTTCAATCCATACGTCATAATAGCCAGGAAGCTCATTGTCGAGTTTCCCCGCAACAGAAGCATATTGCAAAGGAATAGTATATGCTTTTCCGGCTTCGAAGTCAGAAAGAGTAATGTCTTTCTGAGTAATGACGGATCCGGAATCATCGGTAAAGTATGCACGTAACTTCACGATACAGGGGACAACTGCATAATAGGTAAGAAATTCCGGTGAATAATAAGTAACCGGCTTAACAGTAGGCTGCCAGGTAAGAAAGTTCTGCTTCAGAAAATTTGTTGCTGTATCGGCAAAACGGTCTATACCTGCACGAACAGCACGAAAAGTGATATCGGTATAAACCGGATCTCCGGAAACATCGGGATTGACAACATACTCATCAGAAAAACGGGCAGTAAACGTATCGGCAAGGGTAGGTTGCAGATAGACCTGAGACAACTCCTGAAGCTGAAAAGAGAGACATGAATGAATGATATCTTTCAAACTTATAGTAACAAGACCATCCTGGCCGGGATCGTAACTTTGCGACAAGATTTCAGTAGCTCCCTGCAGGAGTACGAATGAAATTTTTCCGGGAGTACTAATGCGGAAATCCTTAATATTCCCGGAAAGAGATAACGCATCTGGTTGCTGAAGAATCGTCATATCAATAGCTATTATTTTGAAACGAAAGTAGGAATAAGAGGGTGGGAATAAAAGGACAAAACTATTGATCCATGAACTTTATTGATTCCAACCAAAAGGTTCGTTTATAATAATGTCCACTTGCCTCCCATAAATAGTACTGTTTATATAACTGTTGACCTACATACTTTTCGGATGGATAATCGGGATAAAAGACATCAAACCCTTTGTCCTTATAAGGAGAATCATCATATTCTGCTTTGGAAATTTCTGTAAGTGCATTTTTTAAGATCCAGATATACCAATTATCCGGATCAAAATTATAATCTGGATAATAGCTGGTAATTTGTTTGGCAGAAGATAAAGGTTCATATAGTTTTGTTGTGAGAAGTTTAGTGGAAAACGGTTGTTGCTTCCCTCCGATAAGATAAGACAAAGTATTTATAAAAAGTTTCTGTCCATTAAGTAAAACCGGTAAATGTGCCGGCAATGACTGTTTGACAGAATCGGGTAAAAGTAAATCAGCTTGGACGTCGAACAAAGAATTACGATGAAGATCGTCGTACCTTCGATAGAAACGCTCGAATATTCCATCTTCTCCATTATAGCACAATGTGTATTCAAAAAGACGCTCTCCTTTAACAAAGGTTCCTTCGTCATTCTGCACAATTCTACCATAGTTACATATTGTCCCACGAGGATTATTCCTCACTGAATAGAAAAAAGCAACCATTGGTTTCAAATTCGTATTGTCAGACCGATTTGTTTCGGTCACATCTTCTTCTGTTGATGTATAAGAAAGAATCTTTGAATTCAGAAAATTGGGAGCACCGATATAAAGTAAATACTCTTCGTATGTATCGTCCATAGCTCTTGAATCGGATAAATATACCCTACGAAATTCAAGTTGTTTATCAGGAACAACAATTTCCTTCGTTTTCAGACTTCCACCATCATAGTACCTCATGGATGAATTTGCTACAATCTCTTTAATTGCTTTCAAATAATAATCTGAGCCCGAAGATTTTCTGGAAATGACATATCCTGTCCGACTAAAATACCCTTCATAATAATCTAATAGTGTACCTGGATATTTTGAAAACAAAAGGGGAAGGGAATCAATATTCTCTACGCTTTGACTGTCGGAAACTTGTTCTTCGGAAGATAATATTAATTGCTGATAATGCTCAGGAGTATCAATCTTAGGAAATGAAGTAAGATGTGGAGTTAAGTCATAAACAGGATCAGCCTGTGAAACTTCTGAGAAAAGCTGAATATCGACAGTTTGATTGACTTCATCCGGAATAAACTCACAGCAGAATTTTTTTCGGTAAACTTCAAGGATTGTGGTACACATACTATCCGGCAATAAATCTAAAACCCGAATAGTACCATTAACTAAAGAGTCGGCACAATTATTCACAAACACCAAGTCGGGAAAAGGAACTGTACGAGTAAAGAAATTCGGGGACATGGTGTATCCAAAGTAGCTAAAAATACGAGTTAACAAATAATTTCCTCTGATAAAAGGAGTAATATAGAATCCGGGATTAAGTGTTATAGTTTCACCATTGATCGTTTCTGAGCGCACTACGGAGTTATAGAAATCAACATTCTTACCAGCCTGAAGAGAGTCACGAAACTGCCCCCATTGATCGACATATCCCCAACGATTAATGTACTTGTATTTGGGATATCCATTACTATAGGTTTCTTCGGAATCTATTAATACAGGGAAAATAGCATAATGCGGATTAGAACCTGAAACCAGGGAGCGACAAAATTCAATACCCTGTTCCACAGAAGTAATACCAGGTATAGTTTCCTCCCCAAAGATATCGGCCAACGAAACATCTGACAGGCGTGAAAGGAAAGAGCCTTCGTTCATATAGAATGATGTAGAAATATTGTTGCGTCTCTGAGCTCCAAGGATAGCTTGTCGGCAAGACATGAAATATTCTCCATCTTGAATAGTAACAGGAATTCGAGTAAGTGGTTTCTTAAGAGAACCCAAAAGATCAGGATATCCAAGCATCCGACGGTTATGATCTGTATCCGGGAGATCAACGGGCAAGGTTTGTTCTCCCCATTCATTAAAGAATAAATTAGTTCGTTCAACTTCGAGTTGTGTACCTGGATTAAGATGGTATGGAAGTCCGGAATTTAGATTGACTATTTTCATACTATATATTATTATTTAGAACCTATTGCTCGAGAACGTGAGCGTAGTTTTTGTTTTGCCTCAAACTCGGTAAGAGAAACGGAGGCGGGAATTCCATATTCATCAATATTAATGATGGCATTGGCAAACCGCCTCATAAGTTCGGGAGTAAGTGTTACTCCCGAATCCGAAGATACGGGATCCGGTGAAGAAACGGTAGTCTTAGAGATAGTACCCCCTGAGGAGTAACCGGCCATGCGAGCACGAATAACCTGATTCAGATCGAGCGTGCGGATAGTACCTGCCTGTTGGGACTTATCAAGTATATCGAGAATGGGAGCAATGGTAGGATTGGATACAGCAGCATTGCTGGCAACCCATTCTTTAGAGTGCCCCGAAGGCCCCTCTCCTACTATGACGGTAGGACGATCAATGAAACCACGAGCGTCGGGATCGTAATCAGCATTGGGAAAGAGCTTACCGTCCTGGGCACGTTTGACATCAATTTTTCCTCCGGACTCACGGCCAGTAGCAACACGGGCACCGCTTTTGGAAGAAGAGGAACTTCCTGAAAGAGTCATATTCTTGACTTTTTTACGCTCGGCATTGGCAGACGCAATCTGGGCAGCACCGGTAATTCCCATGAGTGCAGCTGCAACGGCACCGGCTATCGGACCGAGATCGGAAAAAGCCTTCATTATAGAGACTGCAGTATCGGCAATGATTTGAGAGGTTTTGATGGCGAAATTGACATCAGCATATTTTTTTTGAATGTCGAGTTTCTTTTGTGCCTTTTCGTTTTCAAGACGCTCTACCTCTTTGGAGTTACCCTTTGCCGCTTCGATCTCAGCGTCATATTGAGCGTCGACATTGTCCATCTCGGCTTGTTGAAGTGCCTGAACAGCACCAGAAAAAAGGCCGGAATAGTAATCGAATTGTTTTTTGTAGGAATCACGTTTCAGATTCTGAACAGCTTGTTCATATTCTTCTTCGGTGAGTAGCTGCTGATCACGCGCTGTCTTCAGTTGTAAAAGTTCGGCATCGAACCGTTCTTGCTGGGTAGAAAGGCCATACTGATTGCGGATAGCCAATATCTTGGCCTGATGATCCGCTTCGAGTTGTTCTTTGGCTGCGTAATAGGCTCTATCGAGTTCAGTGGTATCGAGATTATTCTTCTCAGCCATTTCCTTTCGGGCCTGGTAAGCAGCCTCAAGTACCGACATTTGCGCCTGAAAATCCTCTTCTACCGTAGTGACTTTAAACTGCGATTTAAAATCTTTGATTAGATCATTTAACTTAGCCTGTTCCACAGCACGGGCAGCGTTAGCCGATTTTTCGGAATCAAGTACACGTTGATTGGATTTACGGACAAGATCTTCTTTGAGGTCAGCGTTCTTCAGCTCAAGTGACTGGGCATCCTGATGGTATGATTTCTCTATCTTCAGACGATTTTCAGCATTCTGCTTATCGAGTTCGATCATGAGAAGCTCATGCTGCTCCTTAGTGATTAACTTCTCAGAAAGATCGGCATTTAATGCTGAGACCGAAGTGTTGTACCACTTTTGTTGATTTTGCAAATCTTCTTCGCGAAGAGCCTCCATGGACTGAATAGCAGCCTTCTCAGTATCGAGGACGGCTTTCTTTTCTTTTTCGGCAGCAGCTTGAGCTTTTTGCGCAGCTTTCGGATCTGCCGGTTTATCGGGAAACCGGCTTTTGTAGATTTCTTCAGCTATCTCACGGTATTGATCAGCAGCATTCTTTTCGTCCTTGAGCCAGGCGGAAAGCATGGACTTATTCATATTATTGAAACGTTCCTGGGCTGCCGTCATATCTTTCTGTGATTTTATACGGTCCTGCACAATCTTTTCAATCCCGGAGCCTGAAATTTTATCCAATTGGGCATCAATACCAGCGAGATCTTCCTTCAACTGATTTATTCGTTCAGTATTTTTAGCACGTTCAGCATCGGTTATTGCACGCATCCCTTGATCCTTAGTATTACCATACCCTGTGCCACCAGCCCAAACTTTTCCTCTTTCATTTTGTGCGGCAAGTAATTCTATTTCCTTTTTTGCATTTTCTTGTTTCTCCTTGAGGTTCTTAATTTCCTCACGATGAACGTAGTTTAACCGAGCTTTTTCCGCATTGAGGTAATCATGTATCTTACTTGTATTGAGAGAGATTACATTTCCATACTGATCCCATTCGGATACAGCAGAAGGAACTATGGAAGAGAGATTTGCTATTAGAGTATTAAGTTCTTTCTGTTCACCGGCATTACGATTGAGCTTACCTGCAAGCTCTTCATAGCGTTTAGTCATGCCTGGAAGAGTCGTTTCAAGCTTAACCACTTTCTCTAATTGATCGTCGAAAGTATCGGATAAAGGTTCGACCGCCTTGGTGATATCTGAAACGAAAGAGGATGCCCAAGAATACATTTTCTTAAAGAATGGTTCCATACGTTTTCCGATCTTATTCCACATATTGTCTATGGTATCTCCAAAATTAGACTCCACCCCTTCAAGCTCTTTCATTTGGACAGCCATAGAACCGGCTACTCCTTCAAGCTGGCCGAGAGACAATAGATAGTTTTTAATAGCTTCGTCAGAGTTTTGAACTTCAGTAGTGACACCTCGGAAAGTGTACTTCACTGTATCACCATTTTTATTAGCTTTAATACCGAATTCTTTGAGACGTTCATTCTCACCGGACATAGCGTCAAGTACTGCCTCTATGAATTGATCAATGCTTTTCCCTTGAGAAGCAGCAAGATCACCCATATTGGTGAGTTCAGATGAGGTCGGTTCTATTCCTCGATTGACTAACTTTATGAAAGCTTCTGTCCACTCTTTCAGGGATCCAGGAGTATCAGCAGCTAATTGCTGGAGCATTTTCATTGCTTGTGCAGCTTTCTCCTGAGACTGAAAAGTATTACGAAGAACCGCTTCGTATTTGGCAAACTCTTTTCGAGTAGTATATGCGCTTGACGTGATATCTTTTAAATAACCGGCTAACTTGACAGTGATAAATGCAACAGCAATGGCTTTTAACTTTGAAAGTGCCGATTGTGTTAAATCGAATTCCTGACGAACATTTTGACCAGCACTTCTTAGTTCAGTCATGCGAGAGCGTACATCACGTAAACGCTTATCTAACTTTGCATATTCTTCGGGATGAGCAGACTGGGCCATATTGTCGAGTTGAGCAGCAAGTGTCTTTGCCATCTTCTTGAGCTGATTGGCTGACATGGCATTTATATCGAGCTTATTGGTAAGCTCCGAAAGTTTTTTGTTATTCTCTGTGATGCGTTTAGAATACTCTTTAACCTCCTTTTCAAGGTTCTTATACTCTTTGGAATTCTTTTTTCCCTGTGACTCAAGATCGACCATAGCCTTACGACGTGCATTTTCTTCTTTCTTGAGATCCTTTGTTTCTTTCGTAAGAGCATGAATTTCCTGTTGAGCTTTTCCAGTCTCAGCAGATACTATGTATCTGATCTCGTCTTCGGATAAATGTTTCTTTGACATGGTTTAACTATTTGAAGATGTGTACTGAAGTGCCTGCTCGAGTTCTTTACGGATGGAATTCCGGATTTCATCATTGAAACCATATCGAAGTTCCGGGAAGGTTTCATGATAGAGAACTCCCCAAACCGTTCTATTATAGAGAGCAAGATTACTACGGATGCGGCGGGAAATGCGATCATTACTCTTTCTGTAAGAGATGTCCAAGTATCGCAAATATGGGAAAATGCGCATAAAATACTCTGCTTTAGTGTCCGAAACATGAGAGGAAAACGGACGTCGCTGCAGATGTGCCAATAAGTTGCCAGAACGTGTATGCAGATAAGTACTAACTACACTTTCTTGAGTTTGATAGATTTGATTAATTCCTTGAGAAATAGTATCGTGGACAAATCTTTTTCTGATTAAGTCTTCTGTGATCATGATTCGCTACTTATTTTCAGCGAATGTAGCGAGGGAAAAATAGAGGGAAAAGGACACAAAAAAAGCCGGGAACTACTGACCGGCTTATCTTTTGTGTAACGGATTAAACGAAGGTAGTTCCCGAACCTTTATTATTGATTACGCTCTTGAAGCATCCAACGGAAGTCGCATCCTGATGCACCGGGACGGTTCTGGAATTTGAATCCGGCATCGGTCATTGCCTGAAAGACTTGCTCTTTAGTAATAGAGGCCGAAGGATCCAGATTCTTAATGGCAGTATAGACTTCATCGGTGGAGAACCAATGAGTAGTATGCCGGGCATCAGGTGCAGGACGATACGTAACTTGTAATCCAGCAATATAGATGCTGACATCGGTGATTTTCTGTTCTTGATTATCATTCATGGTTATCAGGTCTTTTAAATGATGATATATGTTGTGCAAGATAACGAAGATTGCGCACAATACGTAGACAATCCTTATCTGATTCTAAAACGGCCGGAATATCTTCAGCAATAACGATATCTATAACCTCATTAATTTGATTTAGAGTTTGATCAACATAATTTTCCTGTTGTAGAAACTTGATGGTTTCAACCGCTTCAGCGGTAATAAAAGCTCCATCAATGTTCATTGTCATGGTTAGCCTCCTTCCCATTATTTAAAGCACTATTCAACAAATTCAACAAATTTTCGGAATCATCACGATCCAATAGTAATATTTCAAATCCATCGGACTTGACGGAGAACGCTTCAGATATACTTTCTTTTTGATAGGTTACTATCTTATCGACAGTTATTCCTTTACTTGATGACATGCTGACCTCCTTCCTGAATATTATTATTCTCAGAAAACTGATAAGACCGCTTTACAATACAGTAGTAAAGGTTAAAGATAATGTCCGGACATCCACATGACATGACTTTTGCAGAGAAACAGCCGGAGATACGGTTGGTATCGCCACAAAAATCGATTTGCTTGAGTTTCGGATGTTCCGCATTTATCTCCTTTATTTTTGATTCTATTTCAACTTTCATTGCATCAAGAGAACATTCATCCTTGATAAGGACATGTTCATACTGTTGGATCCAGTCAACAAGTTTCTTCCATGCCCGGTTCTTTGGAGAAAAAGTAGTAAGACCTTGAGTAAAGAACATCATGGCTGGTCTCCTTTCTGAATAGAAATAGTTAGATACTGACCGCGAGCAAGGCGGATGGAGGTGGTACCGTCATTAGAGTGACGGACATGGAATGATTCACCTGACACGAGCATGGAGGATAACTCAGTGAAATAGTTCCGAAGTTTAGCTGCCGGAACTTGGCCAGATCGGATTTGTTTTTTCATAATGATGTGAGTTTTAGCATTTAGGCAGAAAAACGGCTGCCATCTCCCGGTTCGCTAAAACTCACATCATTAGTCCGCCGGAGCGTATAATAAATGTTGGGAAAGGCAGCCGCCATATCGTTATATACTTCATTTCATTTTCCTAATATCAGGAATATGAAGTATGGGCATAAAAAAAGCCCAAATTCGTATTGAGCATTATTCGTTGCCCGCGACGTCGACTAACGACGATGTAAGTTTTAGCTCTGCAAATATGAAGATAATATTTGAATAAGCAAAAAGAAACACAAAGTTTTTTAACTCTGAATATAATTAAAACTTTGAAATAAAATCGTTTGCTTTCTCAAAATCAATGGTCAAATTAACCAAATTGAGAAAACCGTTGTAACGTGCTTCGATTCTTTTCTGTACTTCCGCTTTATCCTGAGTATTCAAGTAAAACGCCTTAGCAAAATCAGGATCCTGTATCATGGCTTTCATAACGATACCTCTTGCTTTCTCCATCTGGCCTGTACTATAATAAAGATTGAATGATGCTTGCCAAATTCGAGGAATGTTCATACTTTTTTTTATCGCTGAAACATTAATACATAAAACAAAAAAACAAATTAAAAGAATGATACTTAGTATCAATGAGATAATTTCTAAAACCATAATCTATAAAAATTAAATTATTAATAATCAATCTTCCAAAGATAGTTATAAACCAATTATAGTACAATATTTATACTAAAAAAAGAATATATATAAAAAAGTCTTACCCTTTTTACTGGATAAGACTTTTAGTTCTATTTATATAAATAGAAAATATATAGAATCACAAATAACAGCATAAAAAAAGGGTCCTGTTTCCAGAACCCTTCTCAAGTTGTCATCAAGACTTACGGTCTCGCGATAGACCGAGAAGTATCTTTCATAATGTCGCCCAACTCGGAAAGAGCAACAGATAGTGTATCGAGCTCCTCCGGAGTGAAATCAACAGGCTTACCGTTTACCAGATTACCATTGATACGCTGATAAAGCCAATGACGGGTTTTTCCGAAGTAATTTTTTGCAATATATGACATCGAAGCAAAATCTAAAACCCGATCAAGCTTCTTTCTTATTTCAACAGCCTTGATTACTTCTTCGGCTTGACCTATAGATTTTCTCGCACCTTTTTCAAAAGCAATAGCAAAAGCTTTTTTATCTTCTGGAGAAAGAGACTGGAGAAATGCATTAAAACGTTTCCTGTGATCGGTTTGCTCTTCTGGCGTTTTTGCAGCAAGAAATTCAGCCTTCCATTTTTCTAATTCCTTTTGTACATCCATAAGTTATATATTTTACTGTGAGTGAAATGAAGTAGCCCCCCCGAAGGGGGAAGGGCTACTTTTTTTCATTCAGCTTGTTCTTTGCATCAATTAAGTCATCTAAGGTTTCATTGATACTATCTTCAAGCTCCTCTTTCGTTGCAAATCCTTCTGCAAGAACTTGATCGGAATAGAGGGAAAAGAAGCTAAGGTCTTTCTCCGCAGCTTCAATCCGAGCCTTTAGCTCTTCTTCTTCAGTCATACAAAGATCGCGATTCTTAATGACAATGCAAATATAATAACCTTTTGGTTATTACGCAAGTTTTTAGGGATTTATTTTATTCTTTTTCTGAAATAAATTTCGCCTTTAATAAATCAGAGAAGAAATGTTCCGGAGAATCGGCACGGATAACAATGCCAGTTTGGTCGTGGAAACGATCAGCAAAACGATACATATATTCCTGGTCGGTACATTCTGAATCGAAATGACTGCTCTGACGGAGTTTAGTTACAAAATCAGTGGCGGAGGTGGCGGTAATTATACCGCCATCCTGCAATGTGTAGGTCTTATTCATTATCTGCTAAGTTTTTTTGTTCTAAGTTTGAAATATGTTTTTTGATCGGCAGTCAGGAATGGCAAGTTTGCCAAGGCTGTTCCGGTAGTAATATTGGTCTGTTGTGCAAAGGTAATCATATTGGCGATAAAGCGTATCCAATTTTCCATTTTCGTAAAATTCGTTGTTCCTGAGTGTTGGCGGAACTCAACCGTGCGATGGCGGGAGTAAGATTCAAGGTTAAGTTTATGGTAGCGGTCGCCCCCAAAAGCCATGCGTAAATCGTTAAGGCTTGTGGCTTCTTGAATTCTGCTTTCTGTTATGGATTGTATTCCTCTACAGTAAGGGTTGTTCCGGCGCGATGCCGGCATAAAAGCGTCAATCACACGTTCTGCTCTCCGATAAGTAAGTATGAGATTCTTCCAGGTATTGAGAGTGAAATTGGCGGCATCCATATGAATATGAAGGCCGCAGGAGTCGTTTACTTTTACGTCGCAATAATCAAGTACCCAACATACCTTTTCAAGCTCTTTAAGACCAGCTTCGCCTTCGAGAATCGGGCTAACAAGTTCAAAAGTATTTGAACCGGAAAGGCTACTGTCGGTTACCAGTTTCCAGTGGTTACGGGTATCGTGGTTATATCCTTCAACAGCTACGTTTATCCCGGCTTCCCTAAGTTCTTGAGCAAGGCGTTCGCGAGTGCAATTGTAGGCTTCTATTTCAACACCAAAACGGCGGTTGAAAGTGTAGTCTATTTCGGAAAAGGTATTGATATTATTGGTAGTGGGCTGAAAAGCTCCGGTTTCAAGCATTCGCTTATATACGTTCTGTACAAAACCGTAATTTCCGTTTGTTACAAGGTCAGCGACCTGGCGGCGAGTTAGCCCTAAAAGAAGAAGTTGCTGGATTTTACCTGTCTTCGTTATTTGCTGGTTAAGAATGTTATTAATTTGCTCGTTCATAATGTTTTATCTCCTTTATTATTATACAGCTAAGATAACACTATAAGCGCGAACAGCGTAGCAATTACTCACTTATTATCAACAAGTTAGCTTTGTTTAGCTTGAGCTAAAAGGAGATAAAGAAAGGTCCGTTATTTTCCTTTTGACAAATTTACGATTACTGTTTAATATCAGAAACCACAGCTCGCCTTTTGACATTAAACAGATCAGAAGCATTTGCCTCGAAAATCATAGTCCATCCAATTGACTTCAATTCTTTCGCTACAAAAGGAATAATATCGTGATTCTTTATAGTTGAGCGATTAAGCCAAGGTATGTTTCCACTTTCCGCATCGTAAAGAAAATAGGTATGTAAAGTAGTAAGAAGCTCTAAACAGATATCCGAAGCAATGGCTTCTTCAACAAGATCCGAAGTATCCGATAGCTTCATTGCAACAGTAGCCGCCAACTTTTGAGAATCTTCGATAGAATTCCGGTAATCGCTCTTGGAAGAAAACTCACCGTAATCGATAAAAAGATAAGTACCCGTTAAGTTATCGATACGTGCTTTGACAGATTCAAATGATTGTCCAAAAACGTATGATTGAATCGCAGGAACTAAAGGTTCCGGAAGGTTCGTTATTACATTGTGCAGTTCAGAATACTGAGCATAAGTACTACTACCATTATTAAATATGGAAAGTACCCCCGATTTAGAGGGGAACTTTGCGAAATAAGAGAATAAATCAAGTATCATAATATCTGGTTAATGATGTGAATAGGCAATCCTGTTTCTTTCTCAATATCAACTTTCTCCATTTTCATAGAACTCATGCTACGGACAGTTTCAATAATCTTCTTCCGGAGAATAGTCAGGTACTTGATAACATTCATCTGCTCGATGACTGTAATATCCCCAAGTCCATCATTGCTCAAGTTATAAAGAGATTCAAGAGCACCGGTACTAATAGTACTATTCTTACCTTCTTTCGCTGCTGTAAGTAATCGAAACTCTGTTTGAGAAAACAGATAATTATTAAAGGCCTGGAAATTGAAAGCTATTGCCTGAAGTTCATATTCTGTCAAGTTGGCAAACTCCGAAGCTAACCGATGAGCACCTGCGGAAGAATAAGTACCTGGGTAATATAAGATAGCAGCCAGAAGTGGAAGCATATCTACAGACTTTCCCATTAAAGCACGAGCCTCTATATATTGCAACGCAGTTAATGAACAGGTCAAAACATTAAAACTTGTATCAATGGAATATGCAGGATAAATTTCGTCATTCACAATCACCTCCGGTACAAGTTGTTTGCAAAAGCAGCTATCCAGGGTAAATTGATAGTCCAAACGTGAGAGATATCGTGCGATGGGGAGACTGGTTAGTCGCTCAGGAGGAGTTTTTTTGCAAAGTTTTCTGGTTTCAAGATCCATATCTTTTAGGGCCAAATCATTATCCGGATATAAGATAACAAATGGGAATGTTACTTGCTCTGCAAGAAAAGCCAGATTCTGAAAGGAGTCTTCGTCTTTGATCTTCTTTGGTTTCCAGCCCATGACATTACATACGTAGTTTACTCTCACCATGGCCGGAGAAAGTTCACCTTTGACCATCCGATTAAAATCTTGTACAAGACTGGAAAATAAAAACGGAGTAAGGAGATCCCATGAATTAGGGATGAAGTAGGTGTCCCCGTGGAGCATAAATTCAATAGTATCTTTCATCATGGCAGCATTACGATTATATCGTCCGGAGAATTAAAAGAAGTTTCTGTATCCACTATCCCTGAATCATTGTTAGATAAAATGAGATCGACACTTCTCAATAAGGATTGTACTTCGTCGGTTAACTGACTGGCAAGCGTAAGCATACGTTCCTGTTCATCTTTTCCGGATCGGTTAGTTTTAGAATCATCAAAAAGATTACGTATTGTTGCCGGGAACTCAAGAATATCCAATCGACGCAATGCAAGAGCAACTGTAGCCTTTGCAAGTGCATGTAACAGCAAACCTTTTATCTCTTGATTATCACCTACGCGCTCGAAGTAGCCGGTCATGACTTCGTCAAGTACTTCTTTCTGAAGTGGAATAATCCGGAAGAAAAAGAGATAGGAAAGATCAATTGAATAAAGAAAATCAAAGTCCTCTGCAGTCTGTATCTGAAGAGAAGAAAGCAGTTTACAATAGCGAGATCCACTCCACTCTTCTAATTTTTCCTGATCAAGTAACTGAATCAAAGTATCCATTCCGCTAAAATAGTTCTCAATATAAGATCGGCGCATAGCTTCCATTTCATACTTGTATATGTCAATGTCGGATTTGCGCTGCTTGACAACATCAAAAACTAACTGTTTTGCCAACGTTAAGTTAGCCATCGCAGTCAGTAAAGCATCATGTATCTCTCCTTCCCTCTTAACGATTATATCATAAACCTTTTTAGAAATAATAATGCATATCTGCTTTCGGGCAGACGATGCTGAGCTATTGAGGTCCTTAAATTCAATATTCGTTTCAGAATAAGGTGCATATTGGCGAAATTCTGTCAAATTTTTAAATAACTCTTCTAATATAATCATGACTCTTGCTGATTTAATCGTTCGTTCGGTTTAACTTCTTCCTGGCGACTTGGAATTTCCCGGTAGAAACCAATTCTATATCCTTTTTTATATAATAAAGGAAAGTTTATTTGAATAGCCCAGTTAAAAGGTTCACAACAGATTTCTTCGTCCGGAGTGAGAGACATCAGATAAATCAGATAATTATAATATGCATCCGATCCTGACTTGGATATCACACCATCCTTCCCAACGCTGGAAATAGAAGAGTCGAGACCAACACTCGATAATAACACTTCATCAGCACGCTTATCATAAGTAATAAGCGATTCAATATACTCTTTGTATTTCAAATCCACTGTTTCAATCTTCCAACGTTCTTCTTCAGTACCACCACTTTTAAAACTAATCGTTGCATACGCTTTACCTTGGTTGTCAGCTCCTGAAAGGTATTGAGATATCTTACGAAGTTCAGATTGAATATATTTAATCAGTGTAGACTCTTTAAATTCAGTACCTATATCGATTCCATTAAACACATACAATTTCACTCCATCTTTATTCCGTTTTTTATTCTCATCACAAAGCTTCTGAATTTGAGTGCGTTTTGCATTGATCCATGCATTAGGAATAATGATATGTATCTTTGCGGCCAAGCTATTACGCAAAAAGGAGTTAATATATCGTGCAGTTGCATTAGACCCTCTAATATATTCTTTAGTACCTTCGTGTGTCTCATTAACACCATAAAACTCATCTACTGATTTTTCCCGGTGATGCGAAATAGCTGCATACTTATAGTTATCTACATCAGCCAAATTAAATTTCGGATAAATCTTAAAATTGGATATCCCATAATTCCAACGTCCAACAGCTATAAAACGAAAGTCACGATAGTATACCAGATCAGTAGCGGCATCTTTCTTTGTTGTGGCCAGTCTACAATGCCTGTTCTCCATCGTCTCAATACCAGCAACAGGTAGTGCTCCAAAGTTTCTACCGACCGAAAATCTCCACTTCACAAAGTAGTCACGAAAATAATAGAAGTCTTTAATAAGAGCTTTTGCAACTTCTTTATAGTCACTTTCAAGTCCACAATCTTTCCAACAATCCAGCCAATTCATGATTTCCGGACACTCAACCCATTCGCGCTTAAATTTACCATCAGCAAACACTGTTTTATACACTGCTGGTCCCTTTCCATACAGCATATTCATCTGCTTAGTAATTAAGCGAGGTAACAACCGGTTCTTTTTAAGATCTGCAGCTACCTCTTCACACTTCATGTTATTGTGTCCACGACTACACACTTGATAACCGTTAATCGTCTGCCATTGTAAATCAGGGAACGAATTGTAGTCTTCCACTGAAAAACCAGGATCTTCCATTCCTATACGAGGATTATCCCCAACCTGGAACGATATCACATTACTTTCATCAATGTAGCAACCATAGTCACCCAGCATCTTCACGTCACTCATAACCAATCGATTTTATGAAGTTTAAAATTATCCTGTGGAAAACCCATGTATCGAATCAGGATCCTATAGCACATTTTTGGTTCTCCACCAGCATTACTGAAAAGGAACAAGTTCTCACCATCGATACTAAACCTTTCATGTGGCAACTGAGTCCGGAACTTACACCCCTCCCGGATGGTTAGCTTATCAGATGCCTCTCCCTTTTGCCTTGAATAAGGAAAGAATGCAATAGTGAAACATCCATCAGGAAGTTTCGACATCTCTTTTGCCCATTGCAGTGCATGCGGTCCTGTCATTGTAGTTTCCATGCTCGAAAATACTTGTTTGAGAACACCTCCAAAAGGACCGGAAGAGACACTCCCTCATATTTCCTGTAAAAGGAAGAGGGATGCACCTCACATCGAATTATCAGCGGGGCGTGGAGATAGGAGTCTGACGAAAAAAAAGAAATAAACTTTTGAAACGTGATTAGATTAGGTTTCAATAGATTAGCATATTTCTCAATGTCAAACAGGGCTATTATTATGGATAAAGACAAACTTTTCATAGAATTAATAATTAATTTATAGAGAAATTATCCGGTAAATCTATCGGGATTGATGATAATTCACTTTGAACACGGTCACCGTAACGACCAAAAAGCAAGTAAATAAGTGCACTTGGTATCTGTGTTGTAAGCCCGGCTTGAAGTTTAAGCGGTACTTTCACTTCTGAATTTTTGTCCAATTCAATACGACCATCCGTTTTTTTAAGGGGAGATAACATAATAGCACTACATAAATTTTTGCACTCATTTTCGTCGATAAAAACACGGGGCAATGCGTTACTGCGATTGCCAAAGATAAGAAGCAAGAGCTTGAACTGTTGCCAATGGTAAACTGTTGCCTGGCCTTCATTCATCAGCTCAACAGTAAAGCCGTAAGACTCCAACTCTCGCTTGAGAATGCGGGAGTCGGTGGTTATCTTTTCCAGGTCCTCTTTCTTCTTGTTGCCGGCACGGTCCGGATATAGAATGATATGTTTATTGACAGCATCCTGACCAAAGAACTCGTAGAACTGACGGGCAAGTTCCGGCTGTTCGTCTGGATAGTAACAGAAGAACTCCTTCAGTATCCTGAGTTCTGAACCATAGTCTTTCTCCTGGCCAACAACCAGGCTGGAGAAGTGGCCGGGATCATAACCGACGAGCAGTTCGTCACGTTTATTATAGTGCTTCAAATAACGGGCTGTTAGAATAAAGTGTTCCCGGAGGTCGAGTTTCAGGATAGACTCATAAATATAACTGTCGGAAAATTGGTGAAACTCTTTTTTATAATTTGCGAAGAATTTATTTACAACTTCTTTATGTCGAATAGCACAGATAGAAGTCAGAAATTCATCAATATCAAGCGTATCAAGCTGAGTTTTAAAGAATTTAGGGCCTAACACTTCCTTGTTACAAAACGAGCTGGCACGCACATACAATGTAGCATTGCGACGCATATCAGCAAGACGAGGTTTCCATAAGTCAAGAGTTCGCTCTACTTTCTGAAGTTCGAGACGGATAGCTTCGAGTATAACCGGGTTCGTTGTTTGTTTCTGTTGGGCAAACAGCTTGTAACGCTTGTACATAGCTGCATTAACATGCAGAGAAACTGTAGCAATTTCCTCAAGAAGTGCCTGGTCAATATTGTTTTCATACTCTTCGAACCAGTCATCTTCGCCAAGATCTACACGAGCAGTATCGGACACACCTGTTACACCCTGATAATATTGTGACATACGGATCTCGGCAGAAGATCCACGAAGTGACGGGAAAAGTCGTGTCTTTAGCTTCTCACCTTTGTTGTGCTTCATCTCTTCGATAAAGGCATGTACACCAGAACGACCGGCGACAGACTCTGGTTGGTCAGAACTTACCATCTGCAAGTGATGGCCATCACGAAACACAATACTGTGTTTAGGATAAGCAATAGGGTAACGTGGGCGGCGAAAGTGAGATGGTATCTTAGCCTCTCCCACCACATAGTCTATGCCATATTCTAACATCGGACGAACACGACCAGCAACGGTGACAGGGCGGGAAAAATACGCTTGGATATTAGGCCATACATTGGTCATTAGGGCAATATAAGTTTTGTGTACCAGGAAAGAAAGTTCTCCAGGCATATCGTTTGCTACCCGGATAATACGCGGTCCCATGACACCTTCAGTCTTACCAACAGCACGAGCACCTTCAACAAAGATATTGTTAGGATCCAGAACATTCACCTGAATCTGCATGGAGTTCATGTAGTAACTTTCAAAATAGGCAGTGGCATCGAAGGTATCACAGCCTGCAGAAAGCTTCGTTTGAGATTGGGAATAGAGTTCTATCGACATGACTATTCTTCGTTTACTTCTTCAAACTCAGCCTCTTGAATGTCAGCATCACGTAAGAGGCGTTTTTTCTCTTCTTTCTCGATGGGAAGCTTATCAATCAAGTTCAAGTAGAAACCTGCGTTATGCTTGGACGCTATCTCTTTCAATGACTTCTTAGAGTACCCGAGTTCCTCTGGAGTGATATCCGGAGAAATCAAGAAAACAACACCAAGATCACGATCAGCTTCAGCAATTTCCGATGCCCGTCGGCGACATTCGGCGGCAGCATCATAGCACTGTTTCTGTGTTTTGTAATCACCACGAACAGCGGAGAGCTTAGCCAGGTCCTCGTATTTATCCGCGTAATTTGACTCCCATACTTTGATAGATACATTATTATCAATCGAAAAGTAGTTGATGGCAGCATATATACGTGCTTTACAGGTACGTTCATCAAGATTAAGATGCTGTAAGGCATTAATGCGCTGCTTTAGTAATTTAGCAGCACGGGTAATGTTCCGTTCGTATTCGTATATTTCAGCAGCCCATTGCAGCTGCTTGAGGAAGAGTTGCACATCAGCCGGTATGCCATCGCTTTTCCCTGAAACCAGAAAAGCTGATATCATATCTGGATGTATCTTATCAAGTATATCAAGTTGTGTCATACGCCGAATAAATTCTTTCGAAGTTCAAGTTCGATACGTTCATTTTTGCGGGTTTCTAAAGCAGTAATAGCATCAATCTCTCCAGATTCAGCGCGTTTCGCCAACTCTGCATCAATATTGTACTCCCCCAAAACACGCCCATTGTTGTAAGCATCGTTATAGACATCACCAGGCAGAGTGATCCGGATACTAAGAGCTATTTTTTCATTTCCACGCAAACCCAAGAGATTGCAGATGCGATCTGCAGAGTATCCAAGTGCGCCAAACGTACGCACTTGAGATACATATTCGTCACCAATCAGAATGGCTTTATCTACATCAGAAGTGGGTGTCAGATTTTGTTTCATGAAATAATTTTAAAAGTATCTTCAACAGTGAGAAGTTCACCACCACGAATTAAACGAACAGGCTGTTCCGGGAACATTGCACGATACCTATGAACTGTGCCTGAAACGTAACGAGGATCTATCTCCATTGCGCGGCAGATACGGTCGGTTTGTTGACAAGCCATTAGAGTGGAACCAGATCCGGAAAAGAAGTCTGCTACAATTTGTCCAGATGTACTGGAATTACAAATAGGATAAGCTATCAGAGCAATGGGTTTCATTGTCGGATGGATAGCATTACGTTGCGGTTTGTCGAAATTCCAAACAGTAGTCTGTTTTCGATCAGAATTCCAAAAGTGACCAGCTCCAGGTTTCCATCCATATAAACATGGTTCGTGTTGCCATTGATAATCTTGGCGTCCCATAACCATACTGTTCTTTACCCAAATACAACATTGTGCTATTTTGAATCCTACTTTCCTAAGAGAGGCACGAAAATTCTCACCTTCAATATCAGCATGGAAAACATAATAGGATCCACCTGGCTTTAAGATAGAATACATAACAGTAAACACCTGCTTCAAAAAGGTTATAAACAAATCGTTCTCCATGGAATCGTTTTGAATGGTGAGTTCATCTTCTGTACCACCTTCATAAGCGACATTGTAAGGTGGATCAGTTACAATTAAGTCTGCATAATGACCTTCCATCAGTGTTATGACATCTGATTTTAAACGACAATCACCGCACATTAAACGATGCTCACCAAGTAACCAGATATCACCCGGCTGAACAAATACAGACTTTGTATCGTCTTCAGCCGGAAGTGAAAAATCAATGGTATCTTCTTGGATATCGGTCGATTCGTGTTCTGATCCGAATAGCGGAGTTGTTACTTTACCGAAATCTATTGCTTTCACTTCATAACCAAGATTGAAGCGGGAAAGAGTATCGGTATCGATATTATACTTTTTGAAGAGTAAGGTATCCGGGTTCTTAGTTGCAAACTCAGAGTTATAGGCTGCAATCTCCTCGACAGCCTCTTTTTTGTCCGAAGCAAAGATTGGCTCATACGGAATCTCCGGGATGGTAAAGCCGGATTTTCGTAGTGCAAGTAGTGCCTTTCGACGTTGATGGGCATCGATGATCCAGAGTTTTCCGTCCGGGTCCTTCCAAGCCTTAAATGCATACTTGAAACCACGGGTGATGATGAGCATCTGTAGTTTCGATAACTTATCAGGATCCGACTTTTTGAAGTCTTCCTGAAGCTCTAAGAATGAATCCAGCGGGGCGGTAGGCAAACCACCCAAATTAAATACTTCTATTAGCTTTTCCATTTTAATTTTTATTAGTTGATTCGAGAATGGCTTTGAATAGTGCTTCGCGCTCACGATGACGACGAAGGTTTTCTTTGTCCTGAGTGCGCCGACTGTCACGGTCGGCCCGTTTCAGGTAGGATTCGTATCTGCGGATGTTGTCGAGTACATTTTTATGACGCCGCAGAAACTCTTGCGGATCTTTCCGTAACAGATCCTCCAGTTGTGCTCTCTCCGACTGGTGGGCTATGAACGGATGCTTGTAACGGAACTTCCCAGTATCGTTGAACGACTGCAGCTCTTCAAACGCCAGAAGATTACGAATACGTAGTTCGGCCATATCAATGACTGCTTGTGTAGTCGGTTTCTTATCCAGCTGTTCGTCGAGCTGCTTCATTTGTTTCCAGGTTACGATCCGGTCGTTGTAGATGATCGTGGCTGTCTGGACTTGCGGGTCGGAGAGGTTGTCCCAGTCGATTTTTGGGTACTCTTCCCACTTTTGGACTTTATTTTCGGATTTGAAACCGGTTTTGAAGTAGTGACTACTTTTTTTTTCTCTTGTTCAAGCGCTTTTTCAGCATTATCCGCACGCTCTTCGGCTTCTTCTGCACGTTGTTCAGCTTCCTCAACACGTTGCTCAGCTTCTTCTACACGCTCCTCTGCTTCTTCTACACGAAGTTCTGCTTCCTCTGCACGTTCTTCGGTTTCTACTACTGCATGTTCTTCGGCTTCTACTATTTGATCGGTTACATCAGATATTTTATCTTGCTGATCCGGATCAGAAGATTCAGAAGTTACATTTTCAACCTTTTCAGACTTCTCAATGAGAAGTATTTCAGTCTCCTTTTTGGAGGACTGAGAGCCATTAACTACATTGGATTTGGAAACAGGTGGACGGCGATTGTTACGAATCTCATCCCGCTCTGCAACATCGAGTAATTGGTACAAGATCTCGTTAGCATAACGTTGCGGATTTCTCGAAAACTTTCTCAAAAGAGGATGTAATGGATTCTTCTGAGTTAAAAGTTTTAAGTCTAAAGAAGCTGCATCCGGATTCTGAAGTTCAGAAAAATGTTTTTGCTTTTCTTTGAATGAGTACATTTTAGTAAGTATTAAGAGCAGATTTCTCTGCTCTATGAATAAATAAACTATGCTGTCTGAATACGGGTTCCAGGAACCTCGACGAGAGTAGTAGTATCCATAATCCGGAATGTAATCGCGGATCCTGCACGGGCGGTCCATGTAGCTCCATCTTCAAGAACGAATGATGCTCCATCAGCAATTGTAGCAGCTTTGTCAGTACCGGTACCTTCAAGAGTTATATAACGACCTTTGTCATTTGCTGTAATTCCGGACACTGCGGAAATAGCATAGGTGGCGGCAGTGCCATCCGGGATTTCATATCGGTTGCTTTCTGGCTTGATGGCAAGTGTAGTGGCTGAAGCCGTATGTTTTGCTGCCGGAGTACGAACGATGGCACCGGTATATTTACAATATTGATCAATAGAGGTACGCTTGAAGGTAAAGGTGACGTAACGCCCATCTTTATCATTCTTTGCTTCAAACGATTGCAGAATCATTGGCCGGTCGTACTCACCAATAATGTACCACTGCTCCTCTCCTACTTCTTTGAACAAGACTATAAACTTACCACCAGCGTGTTCTTCGATAAAGTTGAGCAGCTGATCTCGCATACCTCCCATAATGATTACAAAGTTGTTTTCTCCGGATGTGGTAATATCCCCTTTCTCTCCAGTAGCTGTATATGTAGGTATATCATGGGCTTCGAAGTACTTCATATACTCACCGGCTTTCATCGGAATGGTACCAACTTCGCGATTGGTATTCTTTTTGGGAAACTTCACATCAGGGTTAATCTGGGAAAGTTCAATCAGATACACTTTATATGCAATATTAGAACCATGCGTCTGGCGATCCGAAACATCACCCACATCACCGATGATCATCATAGTAGCCAATGATGTACCACCAAAACCGGAGATACATAAAAATGAGTCCGGGTCCATAAACATGCCAACAACAAAGACGATAGCCAGGAGCATCATCAATGAGAGGAAGAACCTGACAGACACTTTACGAGCGTACTCGTTACCCTTTTTATAAGGATTGGAAATTTTTCTTGCTTTCATAAAATTTTCATTTAAAAAGAAGGGCGGGCCATAAAACCCGCCCACAAACAACTAACCTATTAAAACACACATGAGAAATGGACTATCGCACGCCGGGAATGTTCGGTTGGAGTGCTGCGTTGACCTTACGATTGCCTCCTACCTGACGTTCAAGTTCGAGGAAGTTTCCTTCGTCATCGAGAATCACCATTATATAATCGCCAACTTTGGTCGGTGTATATGCTTCTGTGATATCCTTGAACTTTCCGGATTTCGCTATTGTAGTAGCATTTGTTGTGCTGCCACACTCAATAATATAGGCAACACCTTCTTTGGCACCGGTAATGGCAGTCACGGCTGTAGCTTTCGTATTCTCGACAGTAACCTGCCAAAAACCTGCCTTTGCATCGACTGTGGTAGCATCAGCAGCCAAGTCAACAGAAAATTTATTCATAAAGATCTGCTGCCATTCATATCCGTTATCCTTCAGCTTCTCAAAGGAATCAAAACGACGGCCAAGGAAAGCAGCTGACGTACCTTCTTTCCATGTGGACCATGCTTTCACAAGTTCCATGTCTTCTTTCGCCTTGATTGCTAACATTTCACCGGGAATGTATTCTATAAACTGCAAGTTGCCCGGCACGTCCATCATCATGAAAGGAAGCTGACCGAGGTAAGGCAACCAGATGATACGAATAGTGGTGTCCGGAACTATATTAAGATAACCGTCAGGACCTGTAAAGTCAGTATCTTTGCTATAGACTGTACGAATATTCTTGATCCACCAGGGCTGATGGAGCTTATTCAGATAAAGAACATGTTTGTCCAGATCCATATCTTCTGTACAAGACGCAACAACATCGGAACAAAACTCCTGAACGGACTCGAGCATATCGGCTGAAGTATAAGAACGATAAGATTCATTATCATGCAACAACAACTTATTCTCGTGAACATAGCGGAGTAAGGTGTACAGAATTCCGGTACCGGCGTTTAAGTAGCTTCCCGGAACACCAGATTTCGGTTTCACATAAATACCTCGCATACGGCGTTTGTTCTGTTCTACTTGAGCAGTCTCAAGCGAATTGAGAATACAGAACTCAATCATAGACCACTTAATAGGATCGGATCCTTCTTTATTAAGATAGGCGATATACATGCGTTCGAGCTCTTTCATGGGACCGAACTTTATCTTGATCATTGCATCGTCCACATGCCCCATCTCATTCTCAAGCTTCATATCACCTTTCCAGATCTCACCAACCTGATAAGCCTGGGAAACTTCAGAGAAGAAGGCGTTGAAAACAAGGTCATGATCCTGAATACCATAGCGAACGGGGAAGTACTGCGTAAGATCACGTTTGGACAGTACACGAGCAATAAGAGCATCCTGGCGGAGAACTACATGCTGATCTCCTACGCCTGCAGTATTGACCCCTTCATAGTTTGTGGCAAACTCACCGGCAGCGAGGCGTTTAGGATTAAGCATGTTATTGGTATGCAGATAGTTGTAGCGTTTCTGTAAAGAGCGCGAGTAGGCAACGGCTTGTTTTCGGAAAGTAACTCCATCTGTTTCTTCGTCAGCATCATCGAGACTGGATGCCGCGCGAGGATTAGCGGTAATCTTATTCCAACGATAATCCATGGAGAACATAGAATTTTCAACACCGAAAAGATACTTAGAAGGACTTGCCGGACCCATGAAACCAATTGTTGAAACACGAGCTTCAGATAAAGGAATATCTGCAGCGGCCTGACTTTTCATAGTGGAAACAAGGTCACTGACGGTTTGAGTCAATTTAACAAGTGTTTCAGGAGTAGCCGGAGTTGATGATGACTCTGGTGCCTTCGGGTTCTCTTGCTGAGTGTCAGAACATTCCTGATCTTCACTGGTAGAAACTCCTGAAACAATTCCTGCAAGAATAGCTTGTGCCTGGTTTAACGCGTCCTGATCAAGAGGATTCTGCTGTGCAGCTTGTTCGGCTGCCATATCGTCCTGAAGAGTTACCTTATACTCCTGCTGGTATGAGTTGACAATAGATTGCCAATCCTCATTAGTCAAGGTATTGGCCTTGGCTTTATCGAAGAGTTTAAGTTTTTGGAGTACGGTTTGAATTTTTTCTTTTACATTCATACTGATAAGAAATTATTGATTATACATAGCTGAGAGCACGCTGTTTGAGTTCCTCATTGTCGAGATATTCCTGTCCGAGACGGTATGCTTCGGAAATAGCTTGAGGAAGAGTGAGGATATTATCAATGAGACCGTTAGTCACAGAATGAGTTGCATCGAACGTTTCTCCCCTGAAGATCGGATTATCTTCAGGGGGATCAGTTTCAGTCAGTTTAGTCCGGGAACGTTTCACTTCGGAAATAAACTGTTCGGCAAGAGGATCCAGTTCTTCACTGATATACTGTTCCTTATTACCGGCACGCAGGTCTTCATATTTTTTATTCTTTAGATCGGAATAGTTGGATTTGGCTGTAATGTGTTTAACTCCAAGACTTTCATAATAGGACGAGAAATCCCAGTAATCTGTCATAGTGCCAATACAACCAATGGAATCATTCTGAGTAAGTGCATTGATTCTGGTACCATGACATGCGATATAATATCCGGCAGAAGCACAACATCGCTCGATCAATACTTCGATTGGCTTTTTAAGGGAACTTATTGTTTCAGATAGCCGGTCAAGGTACCAGGCTTCACCACCCGGCGTATTAATATGTAAGAAATGGGTAGCAATGGCCGGATTGGATTCGGCAGCTATCAGATCCTGTTCAAATTGTTTGCTTGAGAAATACCAACAAGATGAAGAGGTTACAATTCCCCAAATACGGTGATAAGCTATACTGCCTTCAGGCAACTCTTCAGAAGAGAAGTCATCTGTTATATTGATACCTTGTGCTTCAGCATGAGTTTCGATACTCTTAAGAAGTTTAGATAAGGCTTTTTTTGAAAGCTCTTGATAGGTAGGAGGATTTTCATTAAAGAAAAATGCTCCCGGTAACGGACGGTCAGCCGAGATCAATGGAAAACATTCCATCATCGCGGAGGTATAACCCTCTGCGGTGATAAGAAGTTTGTTTGAAAGAAGAAGCTGGCGAAGATAAGTTCTGTTCATCTGAATATCTTTTCAGCGAAGATAGAGGATGAACAGAAGGCTATGAAGGACGGTAAACCGTGTCTTTATGGAATAAAAGGAGAACGGAGCATCTTACACACAATATTAAGAGTTGCAGTATTAAGGTACGGAATTATAGTTACCGATGCCGGGATATCTGTTGTTCCGAGATTAATAATCCGATTGGAAGAATCACGGAGATGTACAATCACCTGGCGCGTGACAGAAAATTCACGTACTATATCAGAGTCGGGTAATTCTATGGTGATATCTTTATCACAATTAAAACAATTACCTGCAGATGTTTTTTCGATAGTGTAACTAAAATCAAACGGATCAGCAATGAAGGTATAAGATGATTTCTTCATTTTATTCTTCGGAGTTACTGAAATGATAATGGATAGTTCTTTCATAATTAACATAATTAATTTATAATCAACAAGTTCGCCACACATAGGACATTTTGTCCGCCATTTTGGGACAAAAAGCATAGTCTGGTCGGTGATTTTTCAGCCGTTTTTTAACTTCTTTTTATATTCCCGACGTCGTTTCCTCTTACGAATATTCTCACGCCACCGATAGAAGTTCTTTAAAAGTGCATCTTCAGATATACTCTCTATACAATAAGAACACAGGAAATTATGAACTATATCCAGATTGTTAAATTCGTGTCCGTTCTGATCGTTTTCGTCCATTATAGAATGAAGTTCACGGTTAAACATACGACGTATTTCAATTTCTATAATCCTGGCTGATCGGGAAGAGAGGTAATTATAAACTAAAGGATCTTTCCCTATACGCCGCTCGGGAAGGATAAAAGTCAAATTGCCATTGTCGACGGGGGACTGATCCGAACGCCTTTTAGCCATCAATGTCCATATGATGTGATACAGGTCCGTATTGTCGGGAATACGGAATGGTTCTGATGAACCATTGTTAAACTTTCCGCGAAGATATTCTGCAAGGTATGGCTCAATTTGAATACTGGTGGTAATCATGGCTTTTTCTCTTATTATTTTTTTGAAATAGTTTTTATTCGTTTTTGCTTCCAACTGTCCAACCGTCCAACATGGGGGTTGAATCAAAACTAAAGTTACTGATTTCTATTTAGTTATGCAAATTTACTCAACTAAAGTTTATGTTGGAGGACGTCCAACACGTCCAACAAACCCCTATTTTGTTGGACAGAGCGAAATTTTCAATGTTGGATAGTAGAGAGAGGTAAATCCAACACGTCCAACAGCGTCCTACAAAACAACAAAGATGTAGGATATATATATACTTTTATAAAATACATATACTACTATCCTACAGGCTTTTACTTTTTAAAATGTTTTTTCTTGTTGGACTGTTGGACGGTTGGACGTACTTTATGAAAAGTTTTCTTTTCAAAACTCTCGCTTCTATGTTCCCTCTTTTTTTATTCAGGGGGTGTGGGGGATTGAAATAGGATATCATAATAGATAGTGTTAATTGGAGTGAGAAATGTCCGTATATTGGAAAAGAGAAAAACAAAGATTCCCGCCGGGTGAGCAGCGGGAATCGAAATGCATTAGAGTTCGCCAAGTTCTTGTTGGCTTTCGTCGTCAGGCTTTCGCTGAAGGTCGATATCATACAATTCGCGAAAGATATCATAGTTGAGGGCGATACAACTTGAGTTCGTAGTCTGCTTCTCCATCTTACGCACCATGGTATTATCAATCTTGACACCTTCTTCCGGTTGGAAAGGAAGATTATCGTCAGTAACAAAACCTCCTCTGGGCACTTCGACTACATCGTACCAGTTGAACCGCCGGGCATGAATCAGGCCAATATATGAGGGATGCGAGCGAAGGTTCTGTTCAATAGTGGACTGTGTTGATTCCTCACTGTTGTAGGAGCTACGGGCAAACTGAGTATAAACGTTACTGAGACGAAGGAATAGAACACGTGTACCGGCAGGGAAAGCAATCTCTTTCTTTTCTCCTCCCGGTAGTTTGATTGTAACCCTATCGGGGGTGTCAATAGTGAAATCGCGGCCTTCACGCACGGCCTTGCTGTCGATCATAACATCCATGGCCTTAAAGAAGGTTGCAAGCTTGTCGGTCTTACTAATCAGTTCGACTTGGAACTTGATCTTATTACAAGCAATTTTGAAAAAATCTTTGTAACTAAATGGTAATTTCATATCTGTATAATTTTCAATAAGTTTACATGTTGCTAAAAATAATGAGGCCGTTTTCATTAACCGGTCAATTTCCCCGGCATTAATAAGTGCTTCTTTCAGTTCATCATAGCACTGTTGCTTGAGTGATCTAAAGTTATCCATTACAATGGGACGGAGTTTCAGGATCTCAAAGAGAACGTTTGATAATCCAATCTTGGCAGGATCCTCAATCTCTTTGAGCTCATTAAACAATTGCACCTCCTCCGGAAGGCGGTTCTTTGGCTTAGGAACCTCGCAGACAATGATACGGGACATTAGGGCGTTGTCGTCCCTTTGGGGCGTTTCCTGGCCGCAAATGATAACCGGTGCGAATATTTTTTCGACCTCAATTTCTTTGCCGACAGTACCTTTTCTTTTTTGCCGACCATCACCATCGTAAACAGCACCTTTCAAATACTGAAACATGATGTCCTGGATATCTTTATTATTATACTCATCGAGTACTGCAGGGACATCCCGAAAGGATGAGAGTAGAGAAGATAATGCCGGCAACGTACCTGTATTTAAATTAAAGATTGGTATTTTAGGCGAAATGAACAAGGATCGGATAGATATAGCGATCTGAGTCTTTCCTGAGGACATCGGTCCCATAAAAAATGGTGCAGTGAATAAACGGTCTATACAATGGATATTGCTACGGAAAGCGCACATGATGGCGAAGAGAATGGCCCATTTTCCGTTATCATTGATTTTATAAACCTGATCCATCAGACTGGCCCATCGTTCGAAAGTACATTGCTTTTCTGCAGGGATATCTTTATAGACTAACTGAGAGATAAGCTCGTATTTTTCGGACTGTCGTCCAGATCCAGCGTAAATCGTAGAGAATGCCGGCAGATAATAGTTCTTATTATTGTGAGTCACGACACCAAGTTCATTCACAGGATCGAACCGGGCTTGCTCGTCAACAACATGAAAGATACCATTGGAAAAGGCAAAGAACATATTGTCTTCCTGCCTGGATGATCCTTCTGATTGCTGATTGCCATAAGTAAGTATCTCCGAACAGGTTACGAAGTGACGGGACATGTACTCTTTTATCTTAGTCCAGTGTTTTTCTTCGCCTGACGTAAAGTTCACAGCCTCCAGCTGGATCAGTTCTTCCTCGATTGTAGCTTTCTTGAGAAGGGCTCTGGAGGGAACCTCAATATAAAGAGGATTCTTATAATACCGACGATTGATTTTCAAAACGCGCTTATTCGCTTCTTTATCATCGGAATAGATATGTAGAAGAGGGGTCATGAAAAAATCGGCTACCTGGAGGTGACCTCCCTTCTCTTGACGAAACATATAACAAACCGGTTCGGCTTCTTTATTAAGCTTGGGATAAAAGCCACATTGCCGATACATTTCCTTGTATTCCGGGTTATCATCGACATAACCGGGAAGTTCATCCGGATCATAATCTTCTTCATCATCATCTGTACGCTGGGCATTGATAGCCATCCGGGATTTTCGCTTGGCCAAGTAGGGCTTTAGAATTTCATTGAAAGCTCCCTTATTTAAAAAAAGACATTCGTAAAAATACTTAAGATTAACGATCCTGACTGAATCGTCCGCGTAGCTAATCAAATCAGCACAACGTTCGATAAAAGGAGTACGTTCACCGAAGTAACCCGGAAGGAATTTACCATGCAAAAGCACATAATATTTTATAAATGTAAAGTTTTTATCAAAACGTTGTACTTCCTGGTTATATCCTTCTTCATCTTCCTCTTCTTCCGGTTCTTGCTCTCCAGCAGGAAGTGTGACTGTAATATTAGTCATACCGGCCCGATATATCATAGTCAGGGCAGAGAGGTATTCGGACTCGTCACCGTCTTTATTGATAGATAACCCGTAAGAATCGGTAGTAAAAAAGGTACATTCACGCCGGATCTCCTGAATGTCTGTAGCTGATGGAACACCATTGATCAGAAGTATTGGCAGATCACCATACGCATTAAGAAATTCTGAGAAATCACAGGTTAAAATGCAGGGTTGCCCTTCTTTACGCAAATCTTTAATCAAATCGAGTCCATAAACTCCGGGCTTCAGTTCTTCTTGCTTCGGAGCATCTTTCAGGTTACGAAGGATATCGCGAACTTTACGACCCAGGATTTCCGTATTCATATCAAATCGATCAGCCAAAGCACGTATATGGTTCAGGCGTGAAGTCTCTGAAGATATGCAAGAGATAAGGTTGCATATCGTGTTGAGAACTTCTTCCTGTTCATTCGGATCCGGAACCGGATTGTTATCTAAGAAGACGTCTGCAAAATAAGTGGGAAAATCTTTACGATGATTCAATAACCATTTAGCGGTATTATCCTTCTCTTCAGAAGCAACATTATCCGGATCCTTGCCTTCAGGAAGACGAACACATTGTACTGAAAATCCAGCACGCAAAAACAATTCACAAATCCTTAAGGAGGCTTTAATTCCTGCCGGATCCGGATCATACACAAGTGTGACAGATTGGGTAAAACGACTAAGTAATCTTATCTGTTCCGGGCCAAAAGCGGTACCGGAACCGGCAACTGTGTTTTCAACTCCTGCAGCATGAAGGGACATTACATCGAACTGACCTTCAACCAAGTAAGCAAAAGTCATACGGGAAATAGCCCGTTTGGCTTGATAAAGACCGAAGAGCTGTGTACCTTTTTTGAAAACAGGTGTATCACCGGTATTTACGTACTTCCCTATATTTTCCTTTGGAGTAATGAAGCGTCCGGAAAAACCTATGATGTTTCCATTCAAATCAATGAAGGGAAACATGATTCTATCCCGGAATACATCATAAATGTACTTCCGTTCATTCTCGGCCAGAATACCTACTTTTTTTAATATGGTTTCTGAATAACCGGCCTGAACCAATTCTTTATGTGCAAGGTTCCCTTCCGGAGCATAACCAATTTGAAAGTTCTTTATGACTTTATCGGTTAATATAAATCCACGCTGATCAAGATAATTCTGTGCCTCCGGAAGATGTTTCTGAAAAAAGATGCCAGCAGCCCGAAGAGCGATCCGCATGGCTTCTATATCTTTTGCCTTTTGAACTTCTTCTTCCGTCAGTTCTTTATTTTCTATCTGTATGCCAGCTTTCCCGGCACACCATTCAAGTGCTTCAGCAAAAGAAAGGTTTTCATGTTCCTGAACAAAAGCGATAACATCTCCTCCTTTATCACAGACAAAACATTTAAAGGTTTGCCTGGCCGGACTAACCGTCATTGAGGGATGGCTATCGGGATGGAAGGGACAGATACCAACATAACTATTGGATCCTTTTTTCTTGAGAGAGACAAATTCACCGATGACATCAACAATATTTAATGCTGACTTTACACGGTCAATGGTCTGTTTATCAATCATAATTCTCATTATTAAATATGTTCAACTGACGCGCCTCGAAGGCTTCCTGGAGAGTAATCCCGAAGTAATCGCAGAGCGAAAGATATTCTTCTTGAGTGATAGGTTTACGCCCGTAGTATAAATCCCAAAAACGCATCTGATTAATGCCAACGGCCTTATAAAAGGGACGGTTGGGCATGAAATTCTCCGGATGTTTGAACTTCATGCGCAATATTTCTTGCATCAGATTTCTTTTCACTACCTGACGAACGACGATCTTACGTCGATGCATGAATAACTGAACCGCCAATTCGGACCGGCTGACATGTTCGGCCATTTCTGCCAAAGTTGCTTTTCCGGCATTCTTCCGGATATATTCTTCCTCTTCAGGAGTCCATCTACCGTTATTCATCTTCTTTTTCTGTTATAAATTCGACAATTATCTTCAGTTAGCTCATAATCCGGATGGCTATCGATATAGGTGGAGCAAATTCCAAGAAATATTTCTCGACGATAAACCGGAACTGAACTTATTATATCATAATAATGGTTAGGCTGTAGTTTATCCAAAGCCATGAAAACACGTTGCTTATATTCGCTAAAGCCTGCGGTACCCATGTTAAAAATGGCAACATCGGCCCAATCCGGATGAAGCGTTAGGCCAGGTTCTGTTTTTCTCTCTCCAGTTTTTTCCATTCGGCTATTGTTGAAAGGGGTAAGTCAAAGTTGCGCTGACGGATATTAGATCTCAAAGAGAAACAGGAACCGTTAGCATCCCAACGGACTTTTTTCTCATGGATAACTGTCTGGCGCTTTCCGTCAATGGTTACTTTTTTAGGGATAGGAACCGTCCCTTCAACCTTATGAACCTCGTTTTTATTCACATATTTAATTTCAATGATTGTATAGCCGCATGAGTTAATGGCGGTTTCAAATATATCTGTTGTATACATAACTATTTTGTATTGAGGGTTAATACTTTTTCCCGTGCATCTTCTCACGAAGTTGGTTATACTTCATTTTCTGCTCGATGTGCCAAAGCAGGCCTATATCTAAGTACTTGGCAAGCCCGAAGATTGATAGTATCATATCATTCACGGCTATAGGAAAATCAAATATTCCGTCATACCTAACAGGAAGTGTAGAGATGGAATAGATTGATTCGGTGAAAGTTTCGTCTTTACAGGCTTCTG